CTTAGATGATTGCATCTTAATATTATCGAAGAACTCTTGCTTTACACTACTATTATGGAATAGACCATGTACAGCAGATGTTTGCGTCAGCGATGAATGAGCCATTACACCACGGTTATCCATACAGCCATGAGTAGCTTCAATATAGACAGCAACATTCTCTGTATCTGTTTCTTTCATGATCACCTTAGCGATCTGGTTGACTAGTTCCTCTTGTAGCTGGCCACGACGTGCACACCACTGAGCAAGACGAACATACTTTGATAGACCAATTACTCGGCCAGTAGGAATGATGCCGATATAGCAAACACCCTTGACAGGTTGGTGGTGATGACTACACATAGAGCGTAACTCAGCGCGAACAACCAACATACCTTCAAACCGACCTTCACCCTCATTAGGGAATGAAGTCACGTTTGGCTTCTTATCATATCGACCAGACATTAACTCATAAACATACATCTTAGCTAAACGCTTAGCTGTATCCATCGAGTTAGGATCATTCTCTGTATCGATGACAAGAGACTCTAATACACCTTGAAACTTACCCTTCACCTCATCGACTAACTGTGAAAGCTCTTCTTCTTTAATGAAATCGGATATATTATCAGATGCCTTGAATTCCGCTTTCGCTTCCTTCAGTCGTAACTTGATTTTGTCCGATATCGCTGTGTAATTCATCAATCACCTCATCAATTAATACTATCTCACTAGCCATGTAGCTAATAGGATAGGTTGTTGCAATTTTAAAATAACTATCTTTTAGATCTTGTGGGATACTACGATCACGATGGAAATAATAATCTAATAGCTTTTGATTGATCATAGTAGGTACAGAGACATACAATGGATCAAGATTGAATCGAAGACTATCAGGCCATCTTCCTGTGAGTTTGAACTCAAGAAAGGCAGTTCTGTGCTTCTTATTACTCGGGTTAAAATCAACATAGTCATACTGCTTGTTGATGAACCCACCTGTAGTAAGCGGGTTAGTTTGCAGCATTGATCACAGCTCCGTGAACTAAGTCAACAGTCTTGCCAAATACAACTTTCGTGGTATCCGGATAGATTACAGCAAGTGTAACTATTACTCCAAGAATGAAACCCTTCATAATATAAACCTCACAAATAATTAACGGTATAATGATTCTACATTGTTCAACATATAAAGTCAACATCTAACTGGAGCGGGCGACCAGGTTCGAACTGGCGACATTTAGCTTGGAAGGCTAACGCTCTACCAACTGAGCTACACCCGCGTCATCATCAAAATCATAGTATTCACGTGCCATTATAACTTGGTCATCAAACTTTTCTTGCTCTGTCTTTTTCTTAGTGCCAAAAATACTATTCCAATTTTCTTCGTACTTTTTTAGATCAGTGGGTCTTTGCTTAGACCCTTTACCACCATCTGACATAATAACTCCAATTTGGTCCGGCGTGACAGAATCGAACTGCCGTTTAGAAGGTAGAAGCTTCCTGTATTTTCCACTATACGAACGCCAGGTATTTTAAACTTCTTTACCGTGCTTGTCCACTCTCACTACTTTCTGTGGTTTAGCATTAACTAAATCCATACCAACATATATAATCCCATCATCAAGAGAGATTTTAAACTCATCTATCTCTCTAAAGTGATTGTATACTTCAATAAGAGTTTTAATCTGTTTACGGTTCAATGTGATTTTCATAATTTACTTTTTGATTAATCGGATAAACCACCCCATTGGATCCAATTCCCACCACTTCTCCTGTGTTGTCCATTTACCTGGATTGTTGTGATGGTTGTTATGCCACCCATCACCCATTGTTGCAATACTTGCTATCCAGGAGTTCCTTGATGCGTCTCTTGTATTGTATGTTCTATATCCATGCAGGTGAGCCACAACAATAATAAATGACACAGAGTGGAGAGTAAAGCATGCAGGAATACAATACACAAACACAGCTAGCAAAGGATCAATTGCTGCAAGAGAAACTACTGTAAATAATAGAATCTTATAGTAATGTTTATGTATGAACAAATGGAAAGGATCACGAATCATATGTACAACATACTTTGGTGAAAAGTGATCTATATTCCAAAAATTAAACCAGCCTTTGAAAATCAACTTCCAACTAAATTTAAGCTCTTCTCCAGGACCACGTCCTATATAAGGGCTATGTGGGTCTAATTGTTTGTCAGAATTAGCATGGTGAAGTCGGTGAACGCCAACCCATGTGATTGATGATCCCATTGTAGCATGTAAACCAAGGATTGATAACAACCCTTCCCAGAACCTATTAGTTTTATATGATTGGTGGGATAATAATCTATGAAACCCAATACCAATACCAAACGTCCCAAAAAGTAATGAGAATATACCACTAATGTATAACCAACCCCACTCGTGAGTTGTGAACACATAGTATAGACCAAACACCAACATGGCGTGATTAAATATTTGAAACAGTTTTAGCTTGATATATAGATTCATCTTATCTCCGAATTAGGTTGCATACTATTTGTCTCATTATACACCGTATGCAAGGGTGAGTCATTGGTGCCCCTTGACAGAATCGAACTGCCAATTGATGATTACAAATCAACTGTTATACCATTTAACTAAAAGGGCTACAGATTATCAATAATGTGTCTTGATACTTTCTGAACAGATTTAGTGTTGTGCTCACCAAGTATCACAATAACAAAACCCTCTCCATGTTTACTTACAAACATTGCAAGACACTTACCAGCTGGATTAGTAAACCCAGTCTTACTTATTTCGATTTCTTTGTAGTCTTTTAGTAGATTAATATTAGTATTATTAACAGTTGAAAATCTATATCTCTTCTTCTTCAACGGCTCTACAATTGTATAACTAGCTGTTGATGATATCTCTCTCATCTTATTATACAAATGAGCATGACGAATCAGTAAAGTTAAATCTCTTGCTGTACTCTGATTCTTTCTACTAAGACCAGATGGATCATCGAAGAATGTATCATTCATTCCAAGCTCAAATGCTTTAAGATTCATCTGGATGATAAAGTTATCTCTACCACCGCGGTAACTTTTAGCTAGTGATTCTGCTGCTTGATTGTCACTCTTTACTAGCATCAAATACAATAACTCTTCTCTTGTTCTCTTGGAACGACCGTATGGAATTTTCTCTATAAGAGAATCACTTCCAGTAACGACAATGAGAGCAGTCATTAACTTAGTTACACTTGCAATTGGTCTTACCAGATCAGATGCATACTCTGTAACAACTTCCTCCTTAGTTACATTGTACACATACTGTGTTGCAGCTATACTCGATTGACAAATCAAAAGAGCTAAGATTAAAACAAATTGTTTCATCTTGACCTTTGTAGTTATAATCGAGTATTTAGTTGGCGGTCTCAACGAGAATTGAACTCGTCCCTACGGCGTGACAGGCCATTATACTAACCAATATACTATGAGACCTTTTTTCTGTTTCTAATCTTTATTCCAATAAACGTACCAAAAAAAGCACCTATGACTGCAGGTATCAATAACCAGTGATTAGCAGTATATTCGATAACTGCTATACTACCAACTAGCCATACAATAGCACCCCAAATACCAGCTTTCACTGCTCTATTTTCATTTACAGATTTTATATAATACGTGTAAAAGATATCTACAAATGTTACAGCTAAGAAAGTAAACACATAAGACCACATACTATCTCCTTGAATATAGGGCAGGGGATATAAGAATCGAACTTATGATAACGGAATCAAAATCCGCTGTGATACCTCTTCACCAATCCCCAACCGAACCATATAGAAACATACTAATGAACCAGTCTGACGCAGCACTACGCTTGGCAGATCGTTTCCAATCTGTTTCTCGCTTTTCTAGGTAGTCTGTATGTTCAGAATTCCGCAGTCCTCAATACAATTGCTTGCAAGGGCAATTAATATGTTTTTATATGGCACACCGTAGGAGAATCGAACTCCTCTTACTGCCGTGAAAGGGCAATGTCCTAACCGATAGACGAACGGTGCATCGATTCAACAATATAATTATCTAACAATTACATAATTAAGTCAACAGGTGGCCTCGGTGGAGAGAATCGAACTCCCGCAAGCAGATTTGGAGGCTGCCGTACTACCATTATACTACACCGAGGATTACTTCTTAAAACCAATAATACCACCTTCTTTTTCTATCTTCTTAAATACATCCTCAAGAAGGATAGGTCTAAAGTCCGTCTGCTCTACGCACACGCAGTGGTACATTGGATCAATAACCTTTTGATCCGGAAACCAGCGACTGGGAGATGGTTTCATGATACGGTTAGAATGCAAATGACCGTGAATATTAACACCAAACCTATAGAGGTTGGATTCATGAACAGGAATGTGACTAAGTATAGTTCCATTCATTACATGGTATCCTCGTATATCTCTAAAGTAGGGAGTGTAATCTTCTAGCTTAAAAATATCATGATTACCCTTGATAAGAACTTTGTCACCATTAAGTCTATCAAGTATTTTTAGAGCTTTCCTATTGATTACAACATCACCTAGGTGATATACTTTATCATTTGGTCTTACTGTTTCATTCCAACGCTTGACCATCTCTTCATCCATCTCTTCTGGACTATCCCATGGTCTTAGCTTTGTTCCATCATCTCTAAGGAATTTACATACGCCAGCATGACCAAAGTGCGTATCGCTTACTAGAAATGTTGCTGGCATATGTTACTCCTTTCTTAATCTTTATACTTTCTAAACTTCCTAACTAACTTCAACAGGTAACACTTTAGACCTCTGAACGAAGGATACCAATAAAGAACAACATTGTAACTGACTTCTTTTGGTATTGATCCGTATGCTTTTTCTAGTGTTTCTTTTGTTGTCATTTTTATCACCTAAAAAAAAAGACCCGAGGTACGAGCTCGGGTCCTCTTGAGCTTGTTTATTTTTATAATCTTTTTAAATTACCTGCAATGCTTATTCTAGTTTCATTACCCATATTCTTTGATACTCTATGCTTTAACCATCCTGGAAAAACAAGTAGCTCACCTTCTCTAGGTTTCATTGCTGAATTTAAATTCTGAATTTCAAATACTATATCACCAGATCCTTTTGGAACCTTCACGTAATATGCAAAAGACATATCATGATCACAATGATCATGTGTGTTAGAACTCTCTAATGGTCTATGTATATGGGACCAGTGGCCAACCATACGATAACCATTATTTAGAAAATGTTGAGTCAAGATCAGCAAAAAGTTATGACCAACAGTCCCTGGTTCAGGACTAAATATCGTATCTTCAAAAAGAGAACCGTTAGGATCCTCATATAACCTTTCATGAGATTCCATTACTTGTGTTGCTATAGCGGCATTATCAATACCATCAAAAAACGCCTGAGTGACGAATATATCGAATACTGTAACTTCAATGTTATGGCTTACTGTCGGAGTCATTTAATTGTAAAGTTATAGTTAATATTAATTCTTACATCTTCTCTTGTTGGTCTTGTACTACTGTGATATCTGTTACCGTTGAATAGTACGAACCTATTTTCAACAGAATGAACTACATCCTTGATAGTGAATGTACTACCTTCAATATGATCCACATCATTTACATCAATCTGCGGATCAAATACCTCGTTAAATAATAACGTTGGACTATCGTAGTTAGTTGTTATATATAGTATCCCTATTTTTGAATCACGGTTATCATCATCAATATGTGGATGATGTACCATTGTTTCATGGTTCCTTGTGTACAAGTTTACTCTGATTCTATGTAGTTCAAGTAACTCATAACCAAAAGATGATAGTGAACTGTTTAGTGCTTGTAGACACATATTATAGAATAATCCATATGCATTATGAGGCCTATCAATATCATATAGTGTGTTATTGAAGCTAAAGTTGTTCTCCATCAACTCACTACAAGATAAAGCAGTGTTTTTTGTGTAAGCCCATGGAAATATACCTGATGATAACCCAATTTGTAACTCAGTAAATTGGGTGTTATCAAGTATATTATCTTTTAGTTCAATCATTATCGTTTAGTAGCAGCATCTAGTTCGTTAAACATAGTCACACTATCACCACTGCGCACAGATTCTACCAACTTACGACTCTCATCCAGTGTAATTTTCAACATAACAAATACACGATAGCCATCTGGTTCTTTGACTACGGTTAGCTTTTCGCGTGTATAGTTAGCTAGACGTTGATTAGTAATCTGCTTACTAACACGTGCAACTTCACGATTAACATCACGAGCAGTACCACTCTGGTTCATACTCTCTTTGACCAAAGATTCGATCTTAGTTTGAATACGAGTAGCCATCTCAACACGAGCGTTCATCATTGCTTTGTCAATCGCAAACTGCATATCCGGTGATATATCAGTAGCAGTAACAATGATAGAGTTAGGATAAAGATTATCAGCAGCAAACCATTCAGGTACTGTGTTAGGTTTAGCGTCCTCTGTCTTTACCATCTTAGTAGTAGTACTAGCACAACCAGTCAAAGCGGCAACAAGTGCCATCATAATATAGATATTTTTCATGATATTAATCCCAAAGTCCTTCATAATATTTACCGAATAACCTCAAACCATTAGCTATCCGAGCCTGTACAACTGCATACTCCTCATGATACAACTTCCACTTTTCCTTAGAAGTTTCACTATTATCCCCTATTTCCGGTAAAGAAGGCAACAGCTTTTCTTCCCACTGTTCATCAGCCTTACAGCTGAATGCAAATATCATTTCATCCATTACATAGTCCCACCGTTTGAAATGATTGTCATCTGTATCCCAATCATCCTTTTTTGGTGGTGCTGATGTACTTTTCAACTCCTCCGGTACATCCTCATCATCAACAAGTGGAGCACCATGTTTGGATTCCTGCAGCAACTTGAGAATCGGATGAATGACCAGTGCCATTGTATGATCTGCACCCCAAACATCGTAATTATCAATGCGAACTTTAATCTTACGGTGTCTTTTGGTTTGAACCCAATTACAGAGTCTTGCTAACCAAGAGTTACCATCTTTACCAGCTAGCCAGTCTCCGAGCTTATCATGGAGCTTATAATCCCAGCGTTCATCTAGCTTAGGATCTTCTGGATATCTTAACACCCAGAAGAAGATCATATCAGCGATCTGGTATGGTCCAATCCAGTTCTTATACGGTCCAATATAAACTTTCATTGTGCTATCCATCCATAATAGTTTGCAATACAGTAGACTATATATGCAAAACCTACAGCTAACACAACCCACTCAAGAAATGTAAACTGACACTTCATCCAATATACTAAATCACTTATCGTCTTCATAATCAACCTCATTGATCATGTCTAGTTTCTGTTCCTTTGTCCACCCCTTCAGGTAGTTGTTTAACTCGTCAAAGCGTTTAAGGTATTCTTTCTTACTGATCTTTTTAGCATCTCTAACAATCTCTCCCTGATGCTGTTGATGTAGTTCAGTAATGTTAAGACCATCGCTTTCTATCTTATGACTGACGTAATCCATAGCGTCTTGATGAGACTTAGCACGAACAGCATACCTTATGTTAAACGAACTAATTGTGTTTACAACGTAGATATCAGTATCATCAGGTGCTTTAGCTAAAGTATAAGAACCGTCTTTATTATCAGTCCACTTTAACGTGTCACCAATCTTGAATCCACTTCCTTCTAATATTTCATCATTTAGTTCAATATAATGTTCATCCGTATCAGGATTATGTTTAACATCTAGTGTCCACTTGGTCATAACAACTCCAATAAAAAGAGGCGGGTTTTACCCCGCCAAAACTTATACACGCTTCAGAGATTCTTTCATACGAGCCTCTGCGTTGACATTCTTGACAAAACGCTTGTAGTAATATGCATTAGCATATGTGATGCTAAGCAGCTTTGCTACTTCGTTTGGTCCCAGACCCTGACCGTACAGATTTACTGCTTGTGTCTTTAGGTCCACCGACTTTGTCTGAGGTTTCTCCACTGTCTCCGGATTTCGAGCCAGCTTCCTTGACTTTTTTGCTGATTCCTTTTCACGCTGCTTGCAGATCTGCTCCCACGTAGGCCATTCTTTAGCCCAGACAGCTTTGCTCTCTTCAGGTGTATAACCGGTGTCAGGATCAACCATTGATTTCTTAGCCATTTCACAACTCCATAATTAATTTATCAGAATGCTCATTATATGATGAATGAATAATTAGGTCAACACTTCAAAACACGCATGAACTGTGGTTCATAGCCAATCGCTTTAACATAATCATGTCAGAATTGGTCAATTTACCTTCATTTTTGTACATCTCCGCATCTTTGATAGCTTGCCTCAACATAGCTGGTTTATATTTAAAACAGGTCACTGCTTTAATAAACTGATCACGAAGTGCTATATTAGACATTCTCAATCTCCCTGATTTGTTTTGCAATAGTATTAGTTACAACAAAGAGAGCCGTCAATACGGCTGTTGGGTTATCAGATGCCTTAGCAATCTTCATAGCATACTCGAATGCCTCGTCAAGAGTATCACGAGATGCCATCATTGGGCTAGAAATGGTACGTGCTAGTTCGTCTAATGTCATACATCCTCCTCATCAAATAGAAAGATGAGTATAGAGGTTGTACAAAATTAAGTCAACAGGTCACGGTTTTGGTGGTATACCTGGATAGTATCCCCATGGGTGTTTTAGATCATCTGCGCAATCATCAGGACCACCTTTATATAACCACATCTTGGAAATAGTGATATGAGCATCACCATTCTTTATTAGATATCTAACCTGATAGAATTGATGATCGTATATTCCATCAGGTACCCAGTGATACTGCCTTCTATAGTGTCGATTGGTAGGTGGTACAAAGATATCAACAGAAGAGGTCTTCATTCCACTCACGGTGTCCCTCTCTGAATGCCATATTGGATTGTGTCTCACGAACCTCTACACGGTAGCACCAGAGTCTCTTAGCTTCACCAGGACCCCAGTAATCAGGAATGTATACACCATTGACATACTTGTATAACTGATCTGCCAAACCTTCACAACCAAGTCTTGGTAGGATAGTTAGTTTGGCCATCTTCTTTTGTTGAAGAATCTTGTATGTCTCCAATTCAGGATCATCCTCTGCAACTAGTAGAGTATGATCAAATTGATCTTGTAATACTTCTTTGAGTTCTTTTAATCCACCATAATCAGCTGCCCAGTTACGAACATCAAGATCATTAGTACCAAAATAGAACTTCATAGAAAAGCTATAACCATGAATCAGGTTGCAATGTGAATCTGCTCTCCATTGACGATATGCAACTGGAAAGGCATCATGATACTCTTTTGTACTAACATACTTGTATGTGACTGGCTTAGGTCCTAAAGCTACATCAAAAATATCCATTACTTCTTCTCCCACCAAAAATTAACCCAATTCTTATAAACATTTCTGTTTATTGTTCTGTGATAGTAATCAGGCTTAACAGCATCCTGAGCTGTATTATATACTAAGCAAGCTACTTTTATATTAGGAGTATCCTCTAGTTCCCAACTGTCAATCAACTCTCTTATTGTTAAACCACTATCAGCAATATCATCAACAATTAGTATATTCTTTCCTTGCTGGGCTGATAGCTTGATATCTTCTGGACAAAGTTTGAATCCTGTATCTCGTGTGGACCACTCAACAACCCGTAAAGGAATCTCAAGATCGTGAGACATAAGAACACCAGGAATAAGACCCCCACGACTGATTGAAACAATGAAATCAAACCCCATCTCACTCTTTCTGATCTCACTACAAATGCTATGAATTCCTTCTTGAACTTCATCAACCGTATACTCCATTAAGTGCCCCATGCGTTACGCCAGATATCAACTTGAAGACGTGGACTATATCTCCAACCCTTCTTCATAGCCATCTCAGCTACTGCTTGATAATTGGTAAAGTATAGATCAGCTGTACCGCCAACTGGCATCAGATATACTTCACCTCTGAGACCGTTATCTCTATACGCTTGAACAGCTTTCTCTATCTCGTACATATCTGTTTCTTTGTCAACGACAAATTTAAGATATACCTCACCGTATGCTTCATACTCGGCAACAATCTTTGGTTTGATAGCATCATCCCATGATTCACCAGATGGACTCAACTTAGCACTAACAGAGAATATAACTTCTGTATTGCCTTTGTTCTTTGTTCCATAGTTATACAGGTACATCTTGAAGTCCTCAGTCAACTGCTGAGTACCATTAGTCTCAAAAGTTAATGACTTCAGACTTATCATACTTTCATTCGATAGAAGATCCTCATATGATCTTTGCCATCCAAGTAGTGGCTCACCACCAGTAATGATAAGATGTTCATTGATCCATTTCTTGTTAGGGAGCATACCCAGGATAGAATTAACTATACTATCTGTCTCGATAACAGGGGATAGATGCTTGAATCTAGGATCCCAGCTAGCATATGAGTCACAGCCAGTATTAACAAGTGGAAGGCTATTATACGTTTTATACTGCTGGATACTATTAGCAATGACATCACGCTCTACCGATACCATTCCATTCTTCATACCAAACCCACTACAGGTAAAGTTACATCCAAAAGTACGAAGGAATACACTTGGTACTCCAACATACTTACCCTCACCTTGTAAGCTATAGAATAGCTCAGCTACTTTAATTTTGCTCATATTCAGGCACCTTATAAGATTTTGTTCGTTTGTTCTTCTGTCTCATTGCTTGGTCAAAATGAAACTTATTAGCTTTATGTGTAAAGTTAACTCCATCTAAGTGATCCATCTCGTGGAGTACACATCGTGCTGATATACCAGTAAACTTATCAGTATGAGCTTCACCGTGAGAATCCATATAACGGATACGTACCAGCATTGGACGTTTAATCTTAATGAATAAGTTAGGGTAAGAAAGACAACCTTCCTCTAACATAACTTCCTTTTCACTAACATCCGCAATAGTGGGGTTGAACATAACCTTAGTTGGGTTAGACCATAATACAAATACTCGATAAGGTAATCCACACTGATTAGCTGATAAACCAATACCCTTATAGTGGATCATAGTCTCAATAAGGTTGTTAGCAAGCTCATGAGGATTGATTGGAGGTTTGTTGAAATCAAATCTCTCTAGCTTTGTACTAAGCATTGGGTGGGTAGTAGGTACTAGATCATATATCATTATTTCACCATCTGACTAAAGTTTTTAACTTTCTGGAATTTGATCACTGAATGGAATTTATCAAAGAGTTGATCACCTTTGTGAGATATTATAAACAAGTTTGTATCAGCAGTCAACGTATTAATGATCTTTAAGAACTCTTCCGTACCGCTATTATCTAATGAACTATCAAACACTTCATCCATTATCAAAAGGTTGGTAGAAGCAGAGTTACGGAGTTTACTGATTGATCTCCATGTGAACAGGAGTGCCAAGTCAATACGCATCTTCTCACCTTCTGAGAAAGACTCGTAACTGAAATCATCTCTATGTCTTGATTTGATAGTCTCTTCGAAATTCTCGTTCAAATCAAAGTTAACAAAGAAGTCCATTGCAGCCAAGTATTTGTTAACAAGTTTATTTATTACAGGAATATATTGTTTAATGATCTTAGTCTTAACACCAGAGTCCTTCAATAATACAGCAGCTACATCTAGTACTGCCTTATCTTTCAATAACTCCTCTTTAGTATTGACATTACTCTTCAATGAACGCTTGAGCGTATCCATCTCTTCACTATCAATACCGATTGCAGTACCTTTTTGTTTTAACTGATCTATCTCTGTTTTGATAAGAGACAGTGTATTCTCATATATTTGAATCTGGGTACGATAGTTGAGAGCAGTTACACGTTTTTCAGATAACTGATCATTGACCTCATCTATCTCTAAGATCCTGGAACTAATGACCTGCTGTTGATTAACAATATCATCTTTAGCAGTGACTAGCTGAGTAAGCATAGCCATCTTCTCGTCAATGGATTTATCCTTAAAGACTTGCTCTATAGCTTGTCTGCATGTAGGGCAGTCGTCGTTATTGTTGAAGAACTCTATCTCACCTTCAACCTTCTTTATCTTCGCATCTGCTATTTCGTACAACCGTTCTATCTTCTTTAGTTTTATATGTACTTGAGCACTATCTGCAATTGTACTCTCCATGGTTGATATGATAGAGTTAATCTCACCTAGAGTATCCAATGCTATTTGTAGATTACCACCAACCTCGACTGACTGAGCAGTCTTATTAGCAATGACTGCTTCGTTGTTCTGAAGCATGGACTCAGCTAGTCTTTTTTGTAGTTCGATCTTCTCTGCAAGAAGTTTCAACTCGTAATTGACACTAGTAATCTCTTCTTTGTTGAGTTGCACCTTCTCTTTAAGAATACTGTTCATTGTAGAGAAGATCTGAATGTCTAAAAGATCCTCAATGATCTCTCTACGATGAGCAGCAGGGAGTTGCATGAATGGAGTAAACGATGCACTACCAAGCATGACGATCTGAGAGAATGATTTGAAGTTTAGCTTGAGTATATTCTTCTCAAGCATCTCTTGATATTCTCTTACATCGGAAGTCTGGTTCAGCATATTACCATCTACGATAATATCGAACACACTTGGTTTCTGACCTCTACGTACTAGATATTGTTTTGAGCCAATAGAGAACTCGATCTCAACCAACATACCCTTCTTGTTGATTGAATTGATCAGCTGTGATTTGTTAATCTTTCGAAATGGCTTAGCAAATAGGGCAAAGCAAATGGCATCAAGAATAGTACTCTTACCAGCACCATTCTCTCCAACTATAAGCGTTGATCTCGACTTCTGAAAGTTAACTTCGGTCCAAACATCACCAGTAGATAGAATATTCTTCCATCTAATCTTTGAAAATAAAATCATATTATGTGGATTCTATATTGATCGCCTCATTATACAGATTTCTTAGCAGGTTGTCAAGTCTTTTCTTATCGGCAGTAGTATCTAACTGCTCGCAAAACTTGGACAGGATGGTCATTGTATCTTCAGCACTTTCAATGATATCATCATCATCCTGAAGATCCATATGCATATGATCGTCAACAACTTGAAGATCAGCAATACCAGCTTTCTCTAACTTATCAATTAGCATATCGAATTGAAGTGGGTTATCTCTACTTTGTACTATGACCTTAACAAAGCAGTCTTTCAAGTGATCGTATTCCGCAACCTTATACTCGTTGTTGTAGAATACTTTATGAAACATTCTACTAGGGTTCTGAATGAACTCTAATTCTCTTGTTTCTGTGTCGAAGATATGGAACCCTCTTGGATCTTCATAATCAGCCCACGTAAGCTCATAAGGATTACCGAGATAGTGAATATTCCCAGAGCTTGAACGATGATGAAAATGACCAGTACACACAAGATCAAATCGGTTAAATATATTTGCATCAAATCCATGATCATTTACCTGTCCTTTATACATTTGAAAGCCAGCTAGTTCAAGATGACCAAAGCATACCTGTGCAGGTGTACTTTGAATCAAGTCCATTACTTGCTGGTAATTGTCAGCGCATATCCATGGTAGCATTAGTATATCTAAGCCATCATATCTATACGTATCCGGTTGGTCGACTACAGTAATGTTATCGTAATCGTTTAATAAAAGTGAGGGGGAGTTGACTTCGTTGGTGTTCTTGTAGAAGACATCGTGATTACCGACGATAACATCAATTTCAATACCTCTACCATAAAGAGGATCAAAAAAATACTTCCTACAATTACTGAGAGTGAGATAATTAATATACTTGCGACGATCGAACATATCGCCAAGATGAATAACGCTGCGTACATCTCGCTCGTCGAGTGTTCTGATGAAAGTGTCTTTGTAGAATTTCTCAAAATGTTTATCGAATGCTGCATGGTCCCCTCTTGCCCCAAAGTGGGTGTCTGTTATCAATGCTATTTTCATTATTCCTCAATGAATTTATCAATACCAATCTTTTCCTGTGGTTTACGTTTCTTTTCTAAGTTTTCTTCGAATGATTTGACAAAGTCACTCATCTTCTCGTTATCAAACATATTAGTCATCACAACACCTTCACTATCATCACCATCCTGTAAATTAAATAACTCATCAGCAATAGAGGACTGCATATACACTTGGTGTTTGATGTAGAGGTGCTTCTTCTCTTTCTGTATCCTTCTTAGGAATGCAAAGTATATGATCTGTGTAAAGTATGCAAAAGGATTGGTAGACTTTTCTGGATCAAAATTATCAATATACATGATACAGTTTTCAATACCGTCTGCAATCATTTCATCTTTATATGAGTAGTTAATAAAGTTTGGTTTGGTTGCTAAACGGTTTGCAATGAGAAGTATACATTCACCAAGATAGTTTGGTAGTATTGGTTTAGGCTTACCTTCAGCAACAGCAGCTTTAACAGTCTCCTTATGCTTCTTTATTGCTTCATAAAAAGTTTTATTATCAATGTAGTTTGTAGCCATATTAATGCATCTTATTGTTAGGATTCAGTTTTTCAAGCATCGCAGCAAGCATATCAGCAGAGCTCTCTTGATCTAGTGCTTCTAGTTTAACGATGTTATCTAGTTCATCATCAATACTCTCGTCTACCTCAGTGATATATGTTTCTAGAGTTGATGTGTAGTAGCTAGCCATGGATGATCTTGCATCCATTACGTGGAGTAGGTGGTCTCTATTAAATGCAATCTGCCTCTTATCTGCAAAGGGCATATATCTTAATAAGCCAATTATTGGTCTATCGTTACTGGGAGAGAAAATATAGTTAATCGTAAAGGGGTTATCAACAATCACTTCTTTATTAGTTTCGTGAGCAAATGTTCCTATAATCTCTACGTTATTTTGAAGTTTTATTATTTTTACCATTTCATCCCTTGAGGTCTATTGAAAATGTTTTGTATTCAAACTTCTCTTCATTATATATCTTGATACGTTCAACAAAATGATTCAGAGTAAAATTACGTCTTTGTTTCCACTGTAGATCATCAGCTATGTCGATAAGGACGGCTTTATCCTTTCTACTTCCCTTTCGTAGTCCACGTCCGATGGATTGGAGATTTCTAATTCGTGACTTTGAAGGTGAAGCGAAAATGATATTGTGCAGGTTCGTAATGTTGACACCAGTAGAAAAAGTACCGTAAGAAGCAACAATAATCGAATCAGTTTCCAATTCCACAGCTCTTCTAATAGCATCTCTATCCTCACCAGACATCGTACCAGAAACGAAGTAGACTTTTCTATCACCTGCCTTATCCTTAATAAGATCGTATATTGCTTTTCCATGTTTGTCAACATATTGATATAAAATTAATGTATTGCCTTTAAGAGTCAGGGCTAGATTGCGTATAAACTTATTTCTAGGAGTATGATTAATTAAGAACTCAATCTCATTCCTATACGGTGCAGCTTTGTTCAAGTTCCTGTAGTAATCATCGTACTTGAGCATCACAGCTTTGATCTTAAACTCAGATAGGTACTTCTGCTCAATCAATTCTGCTGTGGTGATTACTTTCTTTACAGTACCAAATAATCCTTCAAGTACTAGCTTATGTGTTTGAGAGCCATCTAGCGTACCTGTAAAGCCAAACCTATACTTGCAGTCCATTAGGTTCTGCATAATTGTTGTAAGGGACTTAGCTTTAAATAAATGAGCCTCATCCCCAATCACAACATCAAACTGTTGAAACCATTTACGAGGTTGAGTGTATATTGATTGCCATGTTGATATGTATATTTGCTTATCAGTGTCTTTCTCCTGACCAGAGAATATCTGATGACAGTGTGATTCAGAATCAAACCCATACTCTTCGAAGTCGCCGTACATTTGATGTACTAAAGTAGTAGTTGGTACAATCAGTAGAGTCTTTAATCCATAGTATCTACAGATCAAGTAAATCATTAACGACTTACCAGATGCTGTAGGAGATAGTAGCAACGCTCTTCTTTTTCTTATTGCATAGAGGAACGTTGATAACTGATAGTCCCTTGGTTCTTTCGTGAGCTTGATATTCTTAAAGAAATCATCAAGATCTATCTCACCTGTATCATCCTCGAAATCCGATAATAACTCAACGGGGTAGTTGTTTTGATTTGCAAAATCTTTGATATATTCTATCAGGCCAGCATATATGTGATGAGTGCCAGAGTTGAATAATCGAATCTTACCGTCCCATCTTTTATTTTTAACAGAAGGAATAAAACGAGCACCGGGTACTTCAAATGTAAAATAGTTACTCAGTTCCTGAGCAATACTATCTTCACAGTGTACCTTAACATAGGTCTCATTGTATCGTTCTATTTGTATCATAAGCCCATTTTAAACTTTTCCCACTCTACAGCGTTCTTAATTAGATAGCCACGATTGTTGAGAGTACGGATAATGTTTTCGATAATTTCGATCTTATCTTCTGTAAGTGTAATTCTTTGTTGTATTGTTTGCAGGTCTTCATCAGATTCCAAGTACATTGGAATATCTGATTTGAGTATCTTTAGTGGTTGCGGATCCCACTTGTATTCTTTAAGATATTCTTCAGGTAGAATACCCTGATAATATTGATGCTTGAGTTTATATAGCTTCTTGAAATCACCATTCAGCTTCGTATGCAAAGCCTTGGCCATGTAGAATTCTTTTAAATACTTAGAGTGTAGCTGAGGAATACGGAGAGACTCTTTGCCAAGCTCGGTCTTATCAATCTCACTATCCTTTTCCCATTCAACTATTAGATCATCTGTTTTCATACAGTCCTCCGATAATGAACTGTATTGTACAGCAATGAAAGCTATAAGTCAACTATACTCTGTTTATAGTGTAGTTTACATACTCAAAAGTTACTGATGATTCGAGATATGCAACGTCACTGGCTGTTGTAACAAAGTTCAACTCACCTAGCGATATAGGAAACGCATCTCTAAAAGTTACTTCTATGTTAGGATTCTTTGAACTTGTCATAACCATTAACTTAACATCAGAGCGGATTGCAGCTGTTGGATCTGACTTTAGACTATTATCTATAGAGTAGGTCTTACCATGCTCACCAGGGGTCAGTGTAGCAGGACCAGCAATACTGTATATCCAGTTCCATATTTCCATGTAGTTAGTTAGATCTTCATCCACCATAAAAGATACACTGAGAGGAGAGTAATTTAAATGGTCTCCAGGTAGTGGGATCTTTACGAATGGTGTTTGATAGTCCACGGAGCCAACAAACGTAAGGCCTGGTATAGAGGCTGTTTGAAGGAAGTAGTTAAGCATAGGAGCTCTTTGCAGAACTAACCTAAAGTTATTGGGGGATAGAAAGTTTCTATTTGTTGGGGTGTTTTGAAGGGCGCTCATAGTATATCCTTTTTTACTATTTATCCAAACAAAAAGAGAGGACCCGAAGGTCCTCTCAAAATTACTGCTATGTTATATTGTAATTTTTATATTCAAATTACATTAGATTGTCGATCAGGACTCTGCGATAGTAAACGTTGCTATCTTTTGTGAGAGCGCCTGAACCAGCTGTAGAACCTTCTGCGAATGGGTTTGCAACCATTCCGTAACGGGTCTTGAAGCCAATCTTTGGTTGGAAGCTGTCAGGATCAACAGCACGAACCATCTGTAAAGGAACATATGGGCAGTAGAACAAGCCAGCGTCGAATGCAGAAGCACCCTTATAGCCAACTACCAAGTAGTTACCTGTTGCATATGGATCGATATAAACACGGATACGACCGTTCAATACGCCAGCAAAAGTATTGCCAGTGTCATCAACATTCAAGTTGTTGCTATTTAAAGCAGGAGCGTAATCAAGAACACCAGCCATCTGAAGTGCAGAAGCAACGTCAGAAGAACAGATGATCATGTTACCTTTACCACGACGAGTAGCCTTGGCGATTTGGTTAGCTTCACGCTCAACTTGGAACATTAAGCCCTTGAACTTCTCAACAGACCAACGGCCGTTTGAGTCAGTATCTAAGTCGAAACGACCAACTGTTGTTGTGTTTTCTGAAGCACCTCTGGTAGCTGTAACGTTGATTGTACGAACAACTTCACGGTTGATCTCAGCAAGGATCTCAGCCGATAAAATGTTTGACAATTCTGTTTCAGCGTCAAGACCGTGGATTGCTTTCAAGTCTTGTGCGAGTTCCATTGAGTACTCAGCCTTTAAAGCACGGGACTTAGCTGTTACAGTTACTTTCTCGATTGAGAAAGCCATTTCAGCAAATGCTACGTTACTTGCAGTTCCTAAACCTTCTGCTTGAGCAGTAGACATACCAGAACCGAAGTTATAGATACCAGCTTCTGCAACGTTAGCAGTACCAGTTGTTGTGTTACCAGGAACACCACCAACATGCTTCTGACCCAATGTATTAGCACCGGTAACTACAGAAGAGAATGATGTGTTAACTTCATTGTAGAAGTTCTCAACACCACTGTTGGAGCTGTTGCTGTACTTGGAGCGCATTGCGAAGATCAAACCGGTAGGACCAGTCATTGGCTGAACGCCGCAGATGTCATAAGCGATAAGATTAGGCATTGCACGACGAACTAAAGAGATCAAAACTGGATCGAAAGTATCGATATCAGCGCCGGTCTGGTTAGCAGGTGCAGCTTCTGTTAAAGTTTGTGGAACATATTGATTAGCTTCGCGAAGTGCTCTTTCTGTGTTCTCGAGAACAACAGCTGTTACGCTTCTACGATGCTGGTCTTTAATAGGTGCCAAATCTGGATGAGCCAGAATCGGATCCCATTTGTTTTGTAATTCTTCAGCTAACATCATTTTTACTTCTCCTTACGAGGGTTAATAGAACTTTATTATTTATGCTTTGTTTGTTCTTGCGATAGAAGAAAAATAACGCTTGATATTACCGTCTTGGAAAGAAACTTGGGTTTCTTCGCTCAGGTCATTGTTACCAATTGCGCTGTCTTCTTCTGAGTACTGGTTTGCTGGTTGTACTGCTGGGAAATAGTTTTCTTTAACCAGTAACAACTTTTGATGATATGTATCTGCACTGTCAAAGTCAATACCTTCAGCTAACTGACGAAGTCTTTCAACTTGGGTCAAAGCTAAGCCTTCAGCTACTTGATTGAAAATCTCGTGTTGAGCAAAACCATCGATTGATTTAGCCAGTTCGATGTTCTCAGTGATTTGAGCATTTAACTTATCTTCCAACTCTTCTACCTTATTAGTAAGAGCAGACAATACATCTAACTTGTCTTCTGGGATCTCGATATAGTTTTCAGCAAAAAGATTCTTTAAACCATCCATGAAATCTTCTGTGATTTCTGAGCGTAAAGAAGCTTCGATAGCAACTTCGTTCTCTTTCATCCACTGCTCTACACAGTAGTTCAGATAGTCATCTAATTTTGAAGATAACTCTTCTGCGATTTCTTGAACAGACTCTTCTAATCTTTCTGCATATGCTTCTTCAATAGCAGCTACTTCGTCTTGAACGCGAGCATGGATAGCTGCTTCAAAAATTGTAGTTGCTTTTTCTCTGAAGTCTTCGGAGAGATCTTCTCCGTTAAACATTGCGTCGATGTGTTCTTTCATTGCTACCGATGCCTTATTCTTAGCTGACATATCTCCTGTTGGAGCTGTGTTATTTTCTGGATTTGTATCTTGCTGGCCATTCTGATCAGCATCGATAGTTTGTGGGTTCATATCACCCTGTTGTTTTGAATTAGGTAGTGTGGCTTTCTTGTTGGAAGCACTTGGTACCATTGATACACCAGTCTGTCCACCACCCACTGATAATTCATCTAATTGTTTTCTTGCCATTTTCTTTACTCCTTAAAAGTATCTTTATTATTTATATTTTAAAAATTTACAGTGAGCGGATAAATTCCTGGAATACAAGAATTTTCTGTTCTTCGAGGTTCTTACTTGAGGTTTTTTGAATAGTTTTCTTCATCTCTTCCAGCTTCTGAGCTTTAAGAATACCGTTATCCCAAACCCACTCAACACCTTCCATGATACCTCGTACAAATGCATCTGGTGCTGATGGATCAGCTACAATGTCAGCTGCAGTTGCTAAATGGAAATCATCCTGTACTTCATTAATACCTTCGTTATTAGCTCTCAGTGAACCCATGCCTCTTGAAGATACTCCAAGGTTAGCACCTTCGCTCATAAGATTCTTAACAATGTTACCGTAAGGAGTATCCATAATCTTTGCTTTACCAACAAAGTTAGAACCCTCTTTTACAAGTGATTTAATCATGTGAGAAACTCTATCTAGGTTGATGCTAGGACCCTGTGGGTGACCTAATTCACCAAACGCTCTATTCTCTTTGATGTATTCTCTGTTGTATCTCTCTACTTCCTTTTCGAGGATGTTGCTTCTATACATTCTACCATTGCGGTTTGGAATATCAGCTTGCAT